TGAAAGATATGCACGGTTGGGACAATATGACCTTCAAGCCAGACTTTGAGAATAATATAGCATTATGGGAAGATTGGTGGAGTATTGAGAAACTACTGGAAAAAAAGAAGGAACTGGACTCTATTAACAGATTGTCCGTGTTCTATAGGGAATATGCCTGTGAAATTGTTGGAGATGAAGATCAATTGTTTAAAGCAGAAGATTTCAGGTTCTACGAAGGCGACTTCTACAGAAAAAATAATAAAAATTATTTAAAGATTACTTCATTGGACGGCTCACCTTGTGATGAGATAGTTCCCATAAATGTATTTACAGGCGTTGATCCCGCATCAAGCGTTAAAAGAAGTGCTGACTATTCAGTAATCTACAACCTAGCCATTGATGACCAGGAACGGAGATTCTCACTTCCTTACTACAGAAAACACGCCACACCGCTAAATCTGGCAGAAGCTATTGTAAATAACTTCAGAAGGTACCGTTCAGAGAAAACAAGGATAGAATCTGTAGGATATCAGGAAATGCTTCGTGAATATGTCATAAAACGCTCTAGGGATGAGAATCTGTTCATTCCGGGGCTTAATATTAAAGAAAACCCACGAAACTCTAAAAGTAACAGACTAGAGTCACTTCAGCCCATATTTGCTAAAAGGCAGATGTTTATACATCAGAAACAACAAGAACTGATGGATGAGCTGCTTCTGTTCCCTAGGGGTAAGCACGATGATATACTGGATGGGCTATACTATGCTAATAAAGGCTCGTTTGCCCCCTACCATAAAGTAGATGATGTGCCGCTATTATCGAAGAAAAGATATAATATATTCAGTGATTGGCAATTAGTTTAATAAGTGCTGTTGAGAATCGGGATTTCTCTTTAATAAACTCGCCCCCAGTTTCACTCCATAAACTTTAATGCCACACGAAAAACACCCAGAAGTAGCCAAATCAGAACGCCTATTAGATAACTACCACGAAGGTAGGGCAACATGGGCAACACAAGCCATGGAAGACGATGAGTTCCGTAATAACCAGCAATGGAAGACGGAACATAAAAACGTACTTGCCAAACGGTCTCAAGTCCCAATTGTGGACAATATCATATATCCAGCAGTAGAACAGGCAAAATCTATGCTGACCGCAAATAAACCAAAATTTCAATCAGCAGGCAGGGATGACTCTGATAATAAGGTCGGTAGGCTCTTTTCAGATATAATGGCTTATATATGGGATATATCTAATGGAAACGTAGAGTTGAAACAAGTGGTGGATGATTACTATGTAAAGGGTATGGGAGTCTTACAAACCTATGTGGATGGTATGGCAGACTTCGGGAGAGGTGAAATAAAGGTTAAGAGTGTTGACCCTCTTGATTTATACCTTGACCCTAATAGCAAAGACCCTTTTGCTAGAGACTCTGCCTGTATGATTGTGGCAAAACGAATTACAGAAGAGCAGATTAAAACGGTATTTCCGTCTGTGGCTGATAAAATAGACGATATGATGACTTGTTCAAGTAATAACAGGTATCCCGCCACATCTAGGGATGGATCAGAAGATCAGCAAGTCGGCCCCACTGAAGACAATGATGGTAATAACAGACATTATGAAATAATAGATAGATATGAAAAAGTAAAATTACCATACTTCCATATTCTTGATTCACTCACTGGTGAAGAGAATATTATGAATGAAGACGGATTTAATGAGTTTGCTGAAGAACCTGCAGTATTTATGGAAACTGCCCAAGGTGTACAGCCCGTAACTGACGATAAAGCAGTTATGGAGTTATTACAGATATATGAGTCCACAGGCGGTGTATATCACATGATGCCTGACCCTGCAACTGGGCAACCTACAATTATGCCAGGGGAAGAGCATGAAGGTGCAATACCGGGTACTACAACACGCATTACTCCTGTAACTAATGAGACTATGATAGAAGAAGGCGTTATTGTCTTAAATGAAGTAATGGTTGATAGGATTCATCGAATTATGTCCATTGGCGGTTTAATGGTAGAACAATCAATTATGGATATAGATAACTATCCAATTGTTCCGCTTATGAACAGGCATAATAGAAATCCTTACCCTATGAGTGATGTACGCTTCGTAAAGCCTATACAGGAATATATCAATAAACTAACATCTCTCATTATAGCCCATGCATCCAGTTCCACAAACACAAAGCTACTTATACCACGTGGGTCTATGGATAGAAAACAATTAGAAGAAGAATGGTCTAGAGCTGGAACTGGTGTAATCGAATATGACCCTGAATTAGGACAACCTATTGTAGCGGGTCCGATTCCACTGCCAAATGAATTATATAAGAATAAAGAAGATGCGAAATCAAGTATCTATCACATTTTAGGCATACACCCATTATCTCAGGGTGACCCTAGTGCTGCTCCGCAGACATACAAGGGGACTGTTGCCGTTGATGAATACGCCCAGCGACGCATCAAATCAAAGTTGGATGATATAGATGAAATGTTGAATCAGGTAGCTCGTAGTGTGGTTCAACTGATCCAACAGACTTATACAGATGAAAAGGTGATTCGCCTTATGAAACCAGACGGAAGAACAAGCGAAGCTACTCTGAATAGACCTATATACGATGATTTCACTGGTGAAATACTAGGAAGAGTAAATGACGTAACAATTGGTAGCTATGACCTAATTGTTGTAAGCGGTTCTACGATGCCGTCTAATCGTTGGGCAAGATTTGAATATTATATGCAACTCTATCAAGCTGGCATTATTGACCAAGTTGAAATACTGGAACAAACAGAAGTTGCCGATACAGAGGGTGTATTGGAAAGAACGGCTATTATCGGTCAACAGCAACAACAGATACAACAGTTGCAAGAAGAATTAAAACGTATCAAGGGCGATTTGCAAACGTCTGAACGTGAAAGCGTCCATGATAAGAAACGAGTTGAGATAGAAAAATTTAAACGTCAGTTGGGACGATCCAGTGACAAGACCGCTAAAGCAGTGGAATTGTTTGAGGCTCGGTTAGGAGATCAATTGAAAACGGAACGGGAAACGGAAGCTGAAACCCAAACACCGGTTGCTGTCGGATAGACAAATCGGATAGGAGAATAGCATGGAAGAACAAGTACAAGACGTCGTTGCTGAGGAAACTACAAACGATAGTGCAGTTGAACTAACTGACGTATTGGAGCCATTTGACCCATCTTTCAATCCAGAAAGCGGGATGTATTTGGCTGATGAAGGTGCGGAACAAGCGCAACCTGTAGCAGAAGCTGTGGAAGAACCACAGGAAGAACGCTATGAATATTGGCAAAGTAAGTATGACCAAAAGGCGAGTGAGTACAACAGAATGGAAGAGAAGATTAAGAGTTTAGAGAATGTGGCGCCTATCGCAAAGCATATCGAAGAGAACCCTTGGATTCTTGACAATGTTGCAAGATCACTCTCTGGTGATACCCAAGGGGTTTCCGGTAAAGCCGAATCTCAAGGATCACCAAAGAAACCCGAACGTCCTAGTAAGCCAAGTAACTATGATCCATCGGAAGCCTATATGGACCCCGATTCATCTAGTTTCAAATACCGTGATGCTTTGGATGGTTACCGTGAAGACTTGGTTTCATACCAAGAGGATATGGAAGCACATCGTTTAGCGCAAGCGGATAAGCAGTATGCACTGCAACAGAAACAACAACAGGAAGCAATGGCTCATCAACAACAACAAGCCATGCAACGGAATCTACAGGAAGGATATGGGTATACACCTGAAAGAGCGAGCGAGTTCATTCAGTATTACTCATCACCCGATAGTATATCTCTAGAAAACCTTGTTGCTTTAGATAGAATCAGGAATGCTCCAAGTACGGCTGAAGTGGAGACGAGGCAGAAAGCTACAATGATGAAGAATCGTCAGAATAGGGTGAATATGCCACCACCGGCAAGTGTCGGAGGCGGTGAAAATCAACCCCAGTATACTGATGAGGACTTGTTCAATCTTGGCTTGATGCAAAATAAAAGAACGGTTTAACTAAAATAGACCTTTAGGTAGGTCTAGGAGGGTAACATAAAATGGCAAGTAATGCCAAAAATCTCACTTCAAGTGGGGTGCTATATACGGATAGACGAGATTTTTACATTCGTCCAAACGTAGTTAAAGAGCTATGGACTGACGTTTCGCCTTTTACAACTGTGATTGCCAATCAAAATACTGTTACAGGTATGGCTGATCCGCAGTTTAAAATGTTTGAACATCGTAATCCATGGGTAAAACAATACTTCCAAACTGGCACAGCAGTAGCTAGTGCAGTTGATAATGCCGCTGATACTTGGGTTGTAAAATCTGGTACACCAGTTGGTATGGAAGGTGAAGGTGGTGATTACGCATACAATAGTTGGATTGGACTCACTTGTGAAGTTTGGGACGGGCTTACTCCCGGTTCTACTAAACAAGGTGTAGTTCTAATTACTGCGGTAGCCGGTAGTGGTTCAAGTGCAAACTTCAGCGTAAAGAATATGAATGATTCTGGTACTATTACAAGTGCTGATGGTTCATATTTGATAGTTGTTGGTAGCGCATACGGTGAAGGTACTGTAGCCGGGACTGCATGGGCAGATGAATTGCAAGTAGTCTATAACCAGTGTCAGATATTTAAAACACCATTGCAGATCACAGGAACTATCCTACAAGCTGCATTACGTGGTGAATCATCTGAATTGGCTAGACTTCGTGATCAGAAATCACAGGAACATAAGATTCAGAAAGAACGTGCATTCTTATTTGGTCGTTCACCGATCAATATTACTGGTGCTTTCTCTGATGATGACCTTACAGATGCGAATAGCAATCAAGTTCGTGCAACAATGGGTATCATTCCTGCGATTGAAAAGCATGGAGATAGTTCTGGTGCCGATCAAAGTCGTTTCACCATAACAGAAGCATCATATTCATATGGTGATTTCGTGGACGATATGGAAAAAGTATTCCAATATGTTCCTGAAGCTGGTGTGAAACGTGCTTTCTGTGGTGCAGGTGCCTTAAGCTACTGGTCTAAGATGGCTGGTTCTTCAGGTATGGCAGGTAACTCTGGTTGGACAGTAAGCCTTGGCGACATGAAACGTGACGCTCTTGGTTTTAACTACAGAGTTCTTGAGACACCTCACGGTGCGTTGCAGTTGATTCCAACTCCGGCTTTACGACAAACATATAACAAAACTATGCTTGTTGTATCGGATGAGAATCTGTTCCATGCTCAATACAGAGCGCCAAAGTTCCAAGCTAACATCTTAACAGATGATGCTTACGATGGCGTTAAAGATCAGTATATGTCTGATGAAGGTATTGGCGTATCACTGATCGAGAGTCATAAACTATTCCAAATTTCATAAGGGAGGTTAATTATGGCTAGACCTTATTTAGGTGGAACAAACGCAGGTATAAAAACAGTAAGTGCTGATGCAACATTGTCTCCTGCTGATTCTGGGAAAACTATCCTTATGGGTACGAATGGAGTGGACATAACTCTTCCTTCTGCCGCAAAGGGTTTGGAGTTTCAGATTATTCAGACAGGTGACTATGATACTGCAGTATGTACGGTTGTTCAGGCTGCCGCTACTGAGGATTTTTATGGAGCTGTTTATGGCTCTACTCAGGGTGAAAGTGCTGGAACAGATGCTGATGTGTCAGGGGCTGCTAATACTAAAATACAATTTGGCTCTGCTTCTTTAAAAGGAGATAGGGCTAGATTAGTTTCTGATGGAACTGGTTGGTATGCTGAAGCTTTTGCTCAGAACTATGCTGGAATAACCTTCGAAAACTAAAACAAATAACAATGGGGGAGTTTCGGCTCCCCCAGATTTGTAAAGAATTATGACACAAACACAAATAATAGAACTGGTTCAACAACATCACCCCGAAATGGGTGAGACTCAGATCCGTTTGTATCTGAATCGTGCATTGGACGAGTTCTGTAGAAAAACAAGAATTTTAAAAACTCTATATACGTTTCCTACAGTTGCTAATAAAAGATACTACAACTTGGATAGCGATATATTAGAAGTTACTCGGGTGGATTACGATAATTACGAAATACCGAGATTAAGCAATCCTCCTGAAAAAATAGATACGGATGTATAATGGCTGATGATGCTAGAACAAGTGCCTTAAAACACGCTTGGTGGATAGAACGAGATGCTATTGCTATTGTTAAAAACTCAGCAACAGATAGCACAACTAGTTTTGTTTCCGTATCTGAAGTAAAAACAGTCAATGTCCATGCCGTTAAATTGGACGAAGATTTTGTAGCGTCGGGTTCAGGTATTAATATGACTGAATCACCAGCTATCCCTGGCGAGTTCCATGAAGCATTGGCTAATTACGCCATAGCTAAAGGTTATGAACTAAAGCCTGAATTAATAAGGCAAGCTGGATATTTCAGAAGTTTATTCAACGAAGATGTCAGGGAAGGTACGAAGTATGCTAATAAGGGTCGGGATGGTACGGCTTACTCAATTCAGGGGACCGACTATTAATGACAACTTTTATTGAAATAAGTTCCAGTCAAGAAACTATTAAAGCAGACGGTGCATCATTAAATGGCGCTACGGGACTCACAATGGATGATGTAAATGGTCTTACAGCAACAGGTGCAATAATATTTACTGATTCTGCTGGCGATCCACAAAGACTTCTTTACACTGGTGTTAATATGTCTGGCAGCCCCCATAGGCTTACTGGAGTAACATCATGGACAGGTACTGGAAATCTGGCTGATGAAACCAATGTATATCAGTCATTTGGCAATACAACATTTAGTGAGGTCAAGATAGTCTGATGGCTGATTTTCAAGCACAAATAGAAGATATGATTGGCACAACGTCATTTAGTGATACTGGTTTTATAACTCAGGCTATTCAGGATATTGGAGCAGAGATAGTAAGCTTGACTCCCATGAAGAAACTTATGAAAGTTGCAAAAACTGCGGCTATCTCTGATTCTGGTCTAAATATTGCATCTAAGAAAATACTGTCTGTAGAAAAATCTGATTATGC